GATGTTTGCACCATACTGTGATTCAGCGTCCTGCATAGCTTCAAGTGTGAAGCGAGCTTTCAAACGACGTGTACCAGCTTTAACATCTTCTTTAATGAATTCAACGGAAATATCGTTACCGCCTGTACCTTCAAGAACAGCTGTATCAGCAGCACCTGGATTTTCCATATCTTCGTTACCTGAATACCAAGCACCAACCAAGAATGGGGACATAGCTTCCTGACCAGCAATGATACCTTTACCATTTACTGGAGAAGTTGTAGCATAACGAATACGCATTGTTGTGATTAGGCCAGCAGGACCTGTTAGAGGCTGAACACCAACTAATTCGTGAGCCATAACAGTTGGCATAACACGTTTAATTAAAGGCATCATAACCTTGTTGATAAGAGCAACGTTAGCAGCAACAGTTGAGCCACCAGTAGCATGCTCTTTTAAGAGTTCACGACGTGTATTTTCTAATACAGTCTCTGTAATTGCACGGCGAGAAGCAGATTTGATGTCGGCACAAAGACCAGACTTCATTTTGTTCCAAGCAACGGCATTTTCTAATATAATATTAGCCATTAAAAATTTCTCCTATTTTAAGTTAAATTAATTTACTGTTCGCAATAATCTTGGAAATCTCTGCGTCAACGTCAAGACCGCCCATATCCTCTACATTCATTGCAACCTTATTTGTGTTATTTCCTGTTAAATAAACAGGTTTCTTGCTTTCTTTTAAAACGCTTTCACCTTTATTTATAACAGATTTTGTAGAATTGCTTAAAATCATAGGAATATACTTCTTTACAGACTCGTTTAATTTTTCTGTAGGAACTTCTTTCACTAAGTTTTTAATCATATCTTGTTTGTCTTTTGCTAAATGACCAATGGATTCATTGATAATCTTTGCTCTTACAAGCTTGTCATTTACAGCTTTTAATTGTTTGTTTTCGTTAAGAGCTTTAGTAGCCTTTTCTTCCAATACTTTATTAGAATGAAGTAACTTATTCTGATTTGCTTTAACAGATTCTAACAAACCGTTTACAACCTTATTCTCGTTAAAGAATTTAACAGCAAATTCTTTTGCAAATGCTTCAAAAATCTTTGAACCAAAGGATTTCTTACGGTTGTCAGCAATCTCTTTACGAAATTCTGTAATCTCACGATTCATTGTTTCGTTTACAAACTTTTCCATTTTATCAGCAGCGTTGTTGTAAAATTTCTGCTTGGCTTTTGAAAGCTTTTCAGCAGATTCTTTAACTAAACGTACACGTAAAGCATCTAGAGATTTCATCTCATCTTTATGCTCTTTAACGTTTGCTTTAACCTGTTCAGAAATGAATTTACCAAACTTTTCAATGGATTCAGCAAATTGTTTCTTGTCATCTTTAAATTCCATAACTTGCTTTTTAACAGTTTCATTAATAAACTGTGAAGCTTTTGTTACAAAATCATCTTTTTTAGCTTCATAAGATGCTTTTAATGATTCTTGTAATTGAGCCAATTTTTTATTAAATGATTCTTTAATAACTGCTTCTTTATCAGCAAGTAATTTATCTAAAGATTTCTGAGCTTCTTGTAGTTTCAATTTTTCTTTAATCAAGTTCTTTCTGTGAAGATCAATTTTCTTCATTTCTTCTGAAATAACATTGTTTGTAAGAGTGTTCATTGATTCTACAATACGTTCTTTATCAGCTTTTGCCTGCTTTGAAAGTTCTTCGTAAACTTCTTGACGTACGTCTTGACGAATTTGTGATACTTTTTCTTTCATAAGAGCATTAAAAGCATTCTTAACATCAGCAGTAGCATTGTTACCTAAGCATTCTAATAACTTGGCATTCAATTCTCTATCTGTTAATTTTGTAGCCATTTTTTATTCTCCTAAATTATTTGTAACTCCAAGACCTGAACCAACTAACAATATCATCATTTAACTGTTGTTCATATCTCTTTGAATTACCATATATATAATCCGCTGCACTGTTATACAAGTGCTGTCCTTTTCCACCTTGAAACTTCTCATATACAGGTGTCGGACGAGCATCTTGGGCTGAAGGTGTTGCAACAATATCAACAGTGATGATCTTGAAGTCAGAAACTTCACCAGTGTAATCATCAACGTTACCTGAACCTCTGGAGCTTACTCCTAATGGAACTCCGTCCATGAGTAACCCTTCAACAATTTTTCCTGATGGAGTGCTTGATAATATTTTCATATCACCTACACCATTATATCCATCCATATGAATTTCCGTAATCATATGCGAAACATTATGTGCATTAATGACTAATGTATCTGGGTGATCTAGTTCACCTAATACACCACCATAGCTTTTGATCTGTTCATTCAAATCATCTAATGCACTTTCAATCTCGTGTTTTGGGTAGATACGACCATTAAGATTCTGTTTTTCACTTTGAACGAATATCCCTTTCAAGTGCCAATTCTTGCGTTTATTACCACGTTCATCAACGAACTCAGTCTGGTCAGGCATTAATTTTGCCTGACCGTTACTGATATATTCTTGAAGAATCAATGGGGATTTATTATCTACCATTCTTCCTTCCTTCTATTATTTGTCTAATAAAGATTTGCTTGTAGCAGCTTTATTAGCAGGTTTTTCTTGCTTATGCCAAGATTTAACACCCTTATTTTCATAAGAGCTCATTTTAACCTTTGATGAAGGAGCTTTACCCTGTGAAACTGTATAATCAACTGCTAAACCAGCTTTGTTATCCATCTTCATACCAGGTAATTTACCAAAGTTCATAGAACTATTTTTCTTAACGCCTTCTTCTTCAGAGGTCATTTTTTTACGAGGATCAGCAATGTTTGTGAAAGATTCTTCAACAGCTTCTTTCTCATCACCTTCAATACCCTCTAATTCATCAATTAGAGCATTTAGATCTTCAGCAGTGTATTTGATGTCGTCAATAACTTCATCTTCACCACGTTGAACATCTTCATAGCTGCCTTCTTCGCCGTCAGCTGTATCTGCAACAGGAGCATCAGCAGGTTCAGCACCTTCTGTTCCTTCTTCATCAGCTTCACCAATCATATCATCAGCATTTTCTGCTTCATCAGATGTGAATTCTTCATCATCAGCAACATCTTCATCTTCAGAAACTTCATCACCGTTGATAGCTGCTGAAATTTCATCGAATAGATCTGCAACTTCGTCAGAAAGTTCGCCAGCCATTTCAAATTCGCCACGAAGTTCTTCAAGAGCAACAGCACCATCTTCTTTGAGATCTTCACCTTCACCATCTTCGGCGAGTTTCAATTCATCAAGAACGTTACGAACATCATCAAATTTGGCAGAAATTTCGTCTGTCATTTCAGCAGGGAACTTGTCAGCTAACTCGTCAACAGCGTTCTGTGCTTGTGTAAATTTTTCTTCAGAATCTGAACCGATTTCATCAGTAATTTCATTGTTGAAATCATCACCCATATCTGAAACTTCAAAATCTTCGTCAGCAGCTTCTAAAAGAGCATAGCTACTTTTGGCGGCTAGATCCATGTGACGTTTAAGTAAGCGTTCAGCTTTCTTAACATCGTTTTCAGAAACTAGAGCATCAAAAGCTTCTGCTAACAATTTTTTGTTTAAGTTATTAGACATAAATACATCTCCTTAAATGTTTTATAAAAAATGTTCTATGTGTATTTATACAAGGATAGCTTTATTCATTGTTTTAGAAGTTTTTACACAAAAAATACCCCAAAATATTTTCGGAGTATTTTGAATTAAAATATTGACAAAGTCTAGGTTTACATCATTCCACCCATCATTCCGGATTCATCTTCAGGATTAGCTGATGGTCCATATAGAACAGGAATAAATGCACTATCTTGAGCAATTTCTTCACGTTTTTGGTTTCTAATACGTTTTAATCTATTCAAATCACCTAATGTTAAAACCTTTTTACGTTTTTCACCATAATGTGGTAAAGATTCATCTTCTTCTCTTTCATAAGGAGATGTTTTATTAATATCTTCACTTTCATTCAAGATTTTCTTTAATTCTTCAATCATTTTTTATCCTTTACATTCCTGTAGTCGGAGCAGTGCCCATTCCAGCACCACCCATACCCATATCAGCACCACCTGTAGCACCCATTCCAGCACCACCCATGCCCATATCGGTTGAACCCATTCCCATGTCAGTAGAACCCATTCCGCCAACACCCATATCAGGATTCATTTCATTACCTAAATCATTTAGATAATCGTTTGGAATATCTTCTACGCCAACCGTTCTTAATCCAGGAACTTGATTCAAATCCTCTGTAGATAACGGTATATCTTTATCTTTAAACCTATCTTGATTTTCAATCTTTAATAAACGCTGATTTTCATTAAATTCTTCTTCAGTAAGATTTAGATAAAACTTCAATGCAAACTGTTTTGAAATATATGGATTAGAAACAGCTGAATTAAATGTTTCCAAACGATTTTTCTTAATTTCTTCATCAGCCATTTCTGTAATATTTGTTGGCTCAAAAAATGCTAACTCATAAGCATCTTCTTCAATCTCTAATCCACGATATCTAACGTATTTCTTAAATTCTTCATCAAATGTTGTAATCAAGATTGCCTGTAATCTTTCACAATACTTTAAGAAACGTTGCTCTTGAACAAGTGTTGTCGATAAACTTGTTGGAACGCTTCTTCCAGAATCACCATCAGTTGGACCATATGGAACCCAAGATTGTGGTACATGTAATCCTCTAATTAAAAGGTTTTCCCAATATACCATATCATTGATTTCGCCAATATTTCCAGCAGCTGGTAATTTATCAATCTTTGGTTGAACACCATCTGCATCAACTGGTAGCCAATAGTCCTCATTCATTGGTATAGAATTATATGCTACATCAATTGTGTTAAATACTCCATCAGAATCTTTTGAAGGCATCCTTCTTTGAGACATTTCATTCTTACATTGTTCAAGATATTGTCTACGTTTATATCTTGGTACAGAACCTACCGGAATACTGAATACCAATTTTTCTGTAGCATTTTTTATACGATATAATAGGATACAATCTTGTAATAACATCTTTTGGATATACACTTTATAGATGTTTTCCAAAATGGATATACCAAAAGGATATACCAAAATATCATCAACGTTTGTTGAAAGATGTACAACATATTTAGATTCAACAGGTAATGTTGTTTGATCATTTAATGAATTATTTGCTTGCTGTGATTGTTGTACAGGATTTACATTAGTCGTTGTTCCACCAACGATATTTAAAAAGTTTCTTGTTTGAACGTCTGAATTAGCCGTTGATGCAATCTTTGCTGGAACGTTTAGTTCAACGTTTTTAATTACATAATGTGTTGGATTATGTAATTCATCAGCAATAATTCCTGTTACATCATATACATTAACTCTATGTAATTCAAGAGTTTCAGGATCTCTAATAAAATATGTATCACCATATTTTAAAGTATCTCTTACAGTATCATATATACGTTTTTTCCACTCTTGTTTTTTTACCCATTCTTTTAACACCAATTCTAAACTATCAGTATGAGAATCTGGTAGTTCCATACCGTCTGTATATTTTATTTGAAATGGTGAATCTTTACCAGTCTGTGTGATATAATCTGTCAGCATATCCAATGACCAAGATATAACTGGATCTTGTTCCATCCCATCGTATACATTATATCTTTCCATACGGT